ACCCCCGTCCCGGGTTCAGAGTCACGTACGGAGTGACTAATAGCCGTTGGATTATCTTACACGTGGACGATCAGGATCTGTGATTCGTGAAGCGAATCTGACGGAAGATCGTTCACACTCACGTGGTGGGTCCCGACAATTGCTTTTGCTTTACTTTATCTAAAGTAAAGCAAGTGGGTCTACTTTAATTATTCTTTTTTGGTGGAGTACAGCTGTCTTTGCTTCTTCACGAAGCAAAGGACTTTCTCTCTCTTCTATAAAAAAGCTGTATGTGCAGAAGATGAATTCGTTCATTCATCTTCTTCTACATCAAATCATCTTCTCTCATCAACATTAAGCTTATATAGCTCTATGCCTTTGGTCGATTATTTGTTGGTTGATGAGGCTACTGAAGAGTTAATAACGTCAGAGAGGAAACGTAGATCAGTCGTATGTTCTGATGATGATTCTCAGGTAATCAATGTCAAAGTTGAAGATATAGCTATTGATTTGGAAGACAGAGTTGTCGTTAAGTTGAAGTTCAGATTATGTTATAAATACAGGAGGTTGCTTGATTTAACGCTTCTTGGCTGTCGTATGAAAGTTCATACTGTATTGAAGACCACCTCTGCTCCATCGTTGAAGAGTGTTTTGCAGAAGAGACTTAATATGATTTGTGATGGTAATCATTTAATATCAATTAGATTGTTTTTCATTAATATTAATCAGTTGATTAATAATTGTAAATGGATATCATCTGTAGAAGATGTATATCCAATATGTACTTTGTATCATATTCAATATTCAAATGTAATTAATGCTAATGAGATATTTAATAATACTTAATATGTATTTGTTTATATTGATATTGTTTTTTAATTACTCTGCGAAGCTATATGTCTCGGCCCAATAGGCCCAATAGTCTTAAGGCCCAATAAATTTTACATTAAATTGGATCAGCTGACGTCAGCTGATCCCGTGATGACGTAGGGACGGGGCTTAGTATT